GGATAATCGACGTTTTCGGTATCGCAGGCGTTGGAATGCAGGGAAAGGAACACATCGCAGCCCTTTGCCGCTGCACCGCGGGCGTATACGTCCATAGGCGTGTCGATAGCAGCTCGCGTGGTCACAACTTCAAAACCGCGCTGCTCAAGTGCTGCCTTGAGTTTGAGGTGCAGTTTCCAGACCATGCTACTTTCATAATAGGTCTTAACGACCGGGCTTTGGTTGTAGGTGCTGCCGATGTGCCCCGCGTCCAGACAAATCTTGACTTTACTCATTGTCGTCACCCGCTTCCTCATCGGCGTGAAAGATGGGTTTGCCGTCCGCGTCATTGATTTCCGGCCCCTGCGCCGGAATGGGTTCAGCTGTCTGATTCGTTTTCTTTACCATATGACATCCTCCTAAAGTTTCCAGATGGGTTCGACTACCTCGGAAAAGTATTCTTTTAATTTGTAAGTAGTGCGACCTTCCTCTTTCAGCCGCTCGTGAAAGCGTTTGGTTTCCAAGGCAATTTTCAGCGTTTTCAGCACTCCGATTTCCTCTGATGTGACTCTGTCCATGTTCTCATCAACCATGCAGGCGATTGCCTGATGCAGATATAGCGACAATTCGACCCAGTTGCAGGCCTTGTATTCTACCATTACCTGAGCGGCAAATTCCTTGCGGTTCAGGCTGGGCTTGCGGGGCGGGAGCAGTCCCTCTTCACGGAGCCGCTTCCGTAATGCCGCCCGTTCGTCCTTCTCCCGCTGCGTCAGGCGTTTGTACTTCTTTTTTGCCATCCTGTGCGCCCTCCTTCCGTTCGGCCATCTTTTTCAGGGCTTCTATCACGACCGCACACTGTTTATGATCCAGCCATTCGATACGATCAATTTTGGTCATGCGCCTGACAAAGCCCTGAATTCGTTTCGGGTTATCATTCCAGCCGAGCGCCTCGCACAAGGCATGGATTTTACGGCGCTGCGCTGCGGTTCTGGGGTCGCCGCCTTCGTCAGTGCGCTTGGGCCGCTTCTGTCCGCTGGCACTGTCCTTCATCTTCTGGAGGACGCTGGCGACCTGATTCAGATCATTCTGGGACAGTTTTTTCAGGGAGTCCTTTCCAGTCTCACGGTAAACAACCGCGTGAAGGTCTTCCGAATCCATGTGCAGCTCGGGCGATTTTGCAATCGCCCAAAGCGTGCGGATGGTGGCCTGCCAGCGTCCTTTTTTTGCTGCTGCCATAGCTTCCCGGCCCCCTACTTTCCGGCCTTGATCTGTTCGAGCTTGGCCATATCAAGGTCATAGCCGAATGTGTCCTTGGCCTTCCACTGCGCACCGACTGCATTGACCGTATCCTCGCCATATTTCCGGAGCACGTCTTTGCTGACATCTTCCTTTGTTATAATGCAGTCCAACATCTGGCGCACTTTCAGACGGCGGATCACTTCCTGAAGCTCTTCCTTCGCCCTCGGGAGAATCACGCTGACAGAACGCCGGAAGCCAACTTCTCCAAAGGTGAGCTTTTTCGAGCGGAGGTCGCCAAGCTCCAGCCGATGCTCCTCAACAAAGGCATGGACATCATGCTCGAGCAGTTTCAGGACGTTCTGATAAGGCTTGCACCGGTCTTCCGCAATCTTCTTCATTCCGGTAATCTGCTTGCTCAAATCGTTGTTGATTTCGTTGATTTCGAGCTGGGCCTCAGCCATGCGGAGTGCGTCATTTACCTCATCCCAGGATTTGAGGCGCGGGGTTTCAAGGATTCTTTTTCTTGCCATTTTGAAAGGCTCCTTTCAAGTTGTTTGATTTGCGTCCCTCTGTAGGGTCGCTGTCAAATAAAATGTAATTTTGGGTAACTGTCATGTAAACGCCAAGAGGGAAGGTAAGCAGGACAGCAGTCGCGTCACAATCCTCCGGTGCGCTGCTGGGTACGGAAACCATCAGCAGCAGCGCTGCCGAAATACCGATCAGTGAAAGCCCGATCCGCTTCTGTTTTCTCATTTTCATTGTCCCTGCCCTCCGGCTGTTACAACATCATCATAGCTGAGGCCTGCTCGAGCACCTTGACCGTTACCGTGTCTGCTGACCGTTCGGTAAGGATGCGGCGCACGTTGGACAGCGTACGGTCGAGCAGCCGGAAACATCCATTTTGCCGGTTGCAGGCCCGCGCCTTGAATTCCGTCATAGCGTCCGGGGTGATATCAAAGCCGCTTAGATAGCCCTCAACCTCAGATGGAGATAATCCTCCAAGCTGGGCATAAAAGTCTACCCGGTTTGCCATGCGGGCAAGGTAGGTTTTAATCTGTACTTCAAGCTTTGGCTCTCCCGCAATTACAAGCCCAACGTCCGACTGGTCGAAGATGCTCCGCAGGATCTCCATTTTCTTTTGCGTGTACTTGCTGACCAGCTTGTCTGCTTCATCAATCACCAGCAGATAGCCGCGGTTTGTATTGAAAAAGTCACGGATGCCGTTGACACGGCTCCAAATCGTGCCGTAACCAGTCGGCAGCCCTATACCGTGTTCGATTGCCTCTACAAGGTCACGGCAGCTCATGGTATCGTCACATTCGATATAAGCCACGTGGGGCAGCTTGGAATACTCGCGTAAAGCATAGGTTTTGCCGAAGCAGCTGCGGGCAACCACAATACCTAGTCCGATGTACTCCTGACAGCTTTGACAGACGCCGAACACTGCCTTTGCATCCCGGCTTTCATAAAAGCGCGGCTTCTGTTGGGCTTTGACTTCCAGGGTCGGGGTTGGAAGCTCAATCACCTGCCCGGTGTGTTCATTGAGAAAGCGGGCGATTGCCTCCTCAATCCCGCCTGTATCGCTTCCATAAGCACCGCTTAAATAACGTGAAAGCGTGACCCGGGCATAGCCGGTTTCCTTGGCAACTGCCGCGATGCTGGTCTTGTTTGCCATGACATAATTTTTAAGCTGTTCCGCAAGGCTCATAGATTCTGCAGTGGTGATTGCTGCTGCTTCCATAAATATCCTCCTATCCGTTCATAGCTTTCAGCCGCTCAAGTGCGGCTCCGGCCTTGGCGTTAAGGAATTCATCCCCAGCGCCGGATTTCTTTTTCTTGCTGATGATTTCGGAACGTCCCTCCTTATCAGTAGGTAGGGCGATAACCTTTTGACGGGGTGTGTGCCCTATCGTAAGGTCAAGTTTACCGACTGCCTCCGTCCGGCTTGGATCAAGCCTCAGTTCGGGCGGGGTCTGGTACTCGTCCAATATCGCGCGTACCTCGGAAAGCTGCCGGTTTTTGCGCTTGTGAAGCTCTTCCAGTGCGGCCTCTGAAACGCGTTCACCGAACTGCATAAGCTCCGCCGAATAGGCCTCGCAAACCTTGCGGCCCTCTTTGTCGTAAACATAAAGTTTCCGCACGTCTCCCGTATCCCAGCGGATGCCGACTTTTTGGTCTACATAATGCGCAAGTTCGTCCGCCGTGTAAAGAGTCTTAAATTTGGTGATGCCTTGTGACGTGACCTTCGCCTGCGCGGGCTTCATCAGCAGCATTGCGGCGTACTCTCTCGGCGGGGCGGGACGCTGGATGTGCGGCTCATTCTCCCACACTCCTATCGGAGTTATGCACTGTTCGCCTGCGTCCTTGAGCCCTCGATGTTTGTGCACGTTGTACCACTCTGCGACAAATGCTTGAAGCACTTCCATAAACTCATCCATAGTGAGAAGCTCGCCGCGCTCCAACATTCCGGCAATGTCCTTCTTGCGCTTGCTGGCGGTGCGGGATGCCGTGAGCGTTCCAGTGTAGGATTGGAATTTGCGGGAGAACCGTAAACAGAAAGTATTGAGAGCTCGTTCTTTCGGCTTGTCCCACGGCTGGAAGGGCAGCGACCGCGACCATCGTTTCACACCCATTGACAGGTAAAAGCCTTTTTCTTCTGCGTCCATCAAGCTGTCTTCCATTGCGCGAACGCTGCGGTCTTGCCCGAGCGTTTCATGATTGGCAAAGTCTTTGCCGTTGTCCATGTGCGCTTCAAGAGGCACGCATCCAGCTTCATAAACCATCTTTACAAACGATTCTTTGACGATTTTCGTATTGGAATGCTCACATAGAATCATCCCAAGTATGCGGCGGCTGCGTACGTCCAACCACGCAACCAGCACGGGACGGATGGCCTTTACCTTGCCGTTTGGGGTGGTGTACTGCACCCATACGTCAAAGGTGTGAGCATCAGCAACAACGTACTCCATGACTTCAAGTGAGTGCGTATCCCGCTTGCATTTAACCTGCTTTTTGTTCTTCCACTCCCGCAGACCGTTTGCGGCCAGATAATGTGCGGAACCTGCGCCCGGCCGGTCCATGATGTGTTTGACATATCGCGAAACCGTCTTAATAGATGGATGCTGTTCCCAGCTGCGTTCTCGTGCGATATCCTCGAATTTTTCATACAAAAGCTCGACCGTGCCGAGGTTTTCCGCAAAATGGCGGTCAAACCAGATGTTTTCGATGATCGCCTTTTGCTCATCGGTCAGGCTGGGGAAGGTGTCCTTCTCGCGAGGCTTGCGGCAAAGGGCCATCGCTTTGAAATAGTCGCGGTTTTGACCGTCTTCCTGTTCGAGTTTGAGCGCCCAGGCGGCAGCTTCCGTGAGGTTCTTCTGGTGGCGGTACAGGCTTTGTGGACTGATTCCAAGGTCGGTCGCCATGCGGAGGGCGACTGTGGCACGAGGTTCGTCACCGCTATAGTCTATGAAGCGCTGCACCATGTTTGCCAGCTCGACCGCTTCATAATAAGCTCGCTTATGCTGTTCGATGTAATGATTGAAGTCCGCGTCAACGTACCACGGCCTGACCTCGGTTGTCTTGCTGTCTATGATTGCATCCCTCCCGTCTGCTTTCTGTGCGGCTCGCCATGCCCGCTGGGCTTTTGCGGAGAGGGAGGAAACGGCGATCATAACTTCTGCTTTGCCGCCACTATTGCGAACCAGATGCTTGACTTTATATTGCTCTGAGTTGCGGTTCAATCGGGCAAGCATTCCACGATATTTAAGCCCCTCAAGATTAGCCGCGTCTTGTAATGAAATATATATATCCTCCATATTCTGACCTCCCCTCACATTGCTATTCCGCAATTATTTTTTTCAACTTTTTGCGGGTCAAGGTTAAGCGCGGCAATAATAGAGTGGAGGTATTTATCGCCCGACCGTGTCCCTGTCAAAATGTAGCTTAAATATTGCGGTGATGTGCCGACCCGTTCGGCAAGCTGAGCTTTCGTCATGTCCCGATCGGCAAGCGCCTTGACGACCAATTTCCCGAAAGCTGTAAGTTTCTTGTTTGCGCTTCTCATTGCCGCTCCTCCTTTCGCGGATAATGATTTAACAGCTCAAAACGTGTCGAATGCCATGCTATGGATTCTAAAACAACCATCTTCTCGCCCGAAAACAATACTTCCGATGATTTCCTGCCGGATGGTGTGAAAGAACTCTACTCGAATCTTGTGCTTGCTCAATTTAATAGGTGTAAATACGATATATCCCGAATATAGACCTTTGGCAAGCTCTGTCAGACGTTCAAGGCCAGTGCCGACCGGTGCGTTACGTTCCTTCTCGATAAGGGCTTGAAGCGTGCGATAGGCGGCAAGACGCTGCGGGTAATCTCCTCCAGCACAAAGATCTAAAGCGAAATACTTCCAGAGGGCAGATTCCGCCTGACCAAGAGTATCTTCCTTCGTGAGTAACGGCGTTTGATTAGCTGCGGAATTCTCAAAAATCTTGTCCGACACTTTGGTGTCTGTCATGCCTGACCACCTCTTTTGATATTATATGCAACTTCTAACGGATGCTCCTGAAGATATCTCCTGACTGCAAAATTGGTTCGGTACATATGCTCCAAGGATTCATATTCTCGATAGAATCGTGATTTAAGTTTTTGCAAATCTTGCCCTGTCAGACCGTCCAGCTGATTGTCCATCTCGCGACACATTTTGAAGATGTTCCGGAAGATGATACAATCATCGTCCGGACAGTTATCCAGCAGCAGCATTCCCAGCGTAAACAGCTGTTCCGGCTCTAAAACGTGCCATTGAGGCGGGTGGCGAAAGGTCTGAATCTCTGCTGCGGCAGGCGGAGCTATGGGAATGCTATTCAAGTCTTCAGACGGATTCTTCGGAAAAAGCGTCAGCGTCTTATCGTCAAGCGCTTCCATATCGATTCGAAAGCGTTCATCTCCCTGATTGGCAAGACCTAAATCTTCAAGCGCGCTCACGTAGCCGCGCAGGTGATAGGAGGCTGTGGTTTCGTTGATGTACGGCCAGCCCGGATTCGAGGCCTGATTTCGGATCAGGTTCGATTCCCTCCGAAACAGGCTGACGGGGTCAATCTCTTCTTCGATGCTGCCGGTGTCGGTTTCCGTAACAATGGTGAATTTGACCGGCGGTTCTTCGGTATCCAGTTCGGACTCCAGACCGCGTGCCTGCTCGATCGCCTCTTCGATGGTGTCCGCGCTGTCGTATTCCATCGCGTCCCGGTCAATATCGAGAATGCCAGTGTACTGCTCCGCGTCAATTACGCCGAAGCTGCCGAGGCCGGTATCTGCGTTCAGCCGCTTCTCACGGTCATTGAACTTTACGACCAGATAGCCGTTGATTTTCTTCATTTTTCTCGTCTTTCTTGTCCTTTCTTTTTGTGAATTGGCTTTTAGAAAAAATGGGGCTGCTATCGCCGCTGTTGGGCCGGATGGGATGTATCCCGTCCGGCCCGGCGGGTGATAAAGTTAATCAATAAATTCGGCGAAATCGCTGCCTTCCGTGACAGTCTTGACTGCATGAGTGGAACTCTTGTAATCCAAAACCTCAACCTTCTGGAGAACGCAGAAGCTGTTATAATGGAAGCGCTTGCGCATGGACTTTTCCTCATGGTCAGTGCAGTCCAGCTCGTGAATGTACTGCGCCAGCGTGCCGCGTGCAGTAAGCATCACAGGCGGCTTTTTCGCTTCATCGGGGTCGTGCAGAAAAACGGTAAGCGTGTCCGGTTCGCTCGGATTGGTAGAATGGCCGCTTACATTGCCAATGTACATATAATTCATAATATACTCCTTTTTAACAGGCGTGTTGGATTGACCGGTGGGTGCCGGGACGTATCTTGTTTTGTTGGTGTTGCGGTGGAGAATAATCATTTCTCCTGTCGGCTTCTCACGAATGATGAGCCAGTTATCCGGAGGCAGGCCCGCCCGCTGAAGCCGTTCCTTTTGCTTTCGCGTGGGCTTTTTGCCGCGTCTCATATGATACACTCCTTTCAGGATTGCTGCTTGTCCATAAATTGGGCGGCGGGCGCTGATGAAGGTCACATGTGGGAATCCTTACCGATTTAGGGGAAGCTACGGAGAGGCTTATGTGGTTCCGGAAAGGGATGCGGCTCTGGAAGCCACGGAAGCAATGGCCAAACTGTTGAGGAATATCAGGCTTTGCGTTCGACACAGTCGCGGGGCTGCTGTCAACCTCGACCGGATCGTCAAATCCCGGTTCATCGGCGGATTTGATTGAAGTATCTGCCAATCGGAAATATTGCATGTCATACTGCCAGCGGAGGGCCCTGGCCAGCGTATCGCGAGTCATTTCGTCATCAATCGGGCCCAGGTTGTGGAGATAGGCGTTTACAAAAATTGCATTCGGGTCGATGGAGAGGATTTCGCGAAGACGTTCAGCATCTTCTGGGTAGTCTGTGATAAAGACTTCCTGTTCGTCGAACAGGCCCCAAAAGCATTCTGCATTCCAGCTGCGGCCTTCCTTATAAAGGGCTATCCACGCGATACCGTCCCGGGCTTCGGGAAGTATGTCCTGTGCAATCTGTCTGATGCTTGCCATCGTTAACACTCCTTATAATCCGGATAACAGTTCGCGCGTCTTGCGTATCTGGAAATGGACATCGTACTGATTTCAATTCCATCATCATTCAGCCATGTAGCAATTTCGCGATATGTGCATTTAGCATCGCGGAGCATTTCCTCGACCCTTTGTCGATGGGCTTCATCCAGATTTTCAATAATGCCAGTGGGGCGCCTTACTGAGGGTGATGCACTGCCGGGGCGTTTACCAGTTTTGCGCTGCGGAGCAGCTGCCTGCTCGGCAAGTGTTGTCAGAAGTGGAACCAACTGTTTAATGGTTTCGGTGCAGGCTGTGGTAATCGCCTGTGCAATAATGGCGGTAATATCTGGCTGTCCATAACTGCCAGTCCTGCGGATACTGGGAAGAACTTCATCAAAAACCCATTTCTCAAACCGCTCGGCAGCAGGGAGATTGCTATGAGCGATAAGGCGGTAAAGGTCTCCTTCGGGGATGAAGTTCATGGTGAGGGTCTTGCCGGGATTCTGCGGATGGGGTACTCCCTGTTTCAGGGGGTACCGGCAATGTTGGGTAATTGCGTTATGAGGTTTTGTGTAACCAAGTATCTTGGCGCATGCTGTAGCGGGGAAATAGGGTTTTCCGCTGATATCCAGAACGCCAAGCTCACCAAACTCACTATTTTGGAATACTTGCAAATCGTTCATATAGTGAACTCCTTTTCTTATTATACTGTGCGGACAGGGAAGTCCGGGTCGCCGTTGCTCTGCGGAATGCCAGAGTTGATGATAACCAACACCTGGTTTTCTACAACTTTGAACGAGAGAACTTCAATCACCCAGAGGTGATTCCAGGTCTTGGCTGTGGTGAAGATCAGGTCGATTGGGTGCCTGGCCTCGAAGACTGCTCCGTCTTCAATATCGATTACCTTCACGCTGTAGATTTTGCGCTCGCTGCACTTCCTGACCAGCGTTTCAAACATCTTACGGGTGCTCATTTTTTGCGTTGTCATGTAATTCGCTCCTTTCATTCTGTGGTTTTCGCTTTCCTTTTGGCTTGGGGTGTGGTATGCTGAAAGTGATTTATGGTTAAATCTGTTCCCCATCATCATTATATCCAAAAATTTTAGGAATGTCAACATAGAATCCTAAATATTATGGATTTGTTTCAGGAGGTCACCTTTATGTATAATGCTTGCGATGTTGCTGTACGCATTAAAGAGATATCGAAACAAAAAAATATTTTACTAAAAGACATGCTGGATGCATGTGAATTGAATAAAAACGCTTTATCGTCAATGCTTTCTGGCGGTTCAATGCCTAAATCTGAAAACCTTGCCAAAATTGCTGACTATCTTGATTGCTCAGTGGATTATTTGCTCGGCCGGATTGAAACGGTGGAATTCCCAAAAAATCTGGACTCCCAATCTGCGGTAGCAAACGAAGAATCCAATCTTCTTTCTATGTTCAGAGCGCTTCCGAAGGAGCAGAGAGAAGATATATTTGATATAGTTTTTCTAAAATATCGGAAACACCTTGGACAGAAGCTAGATATTTATTCGAGCTTCCCAGATAATAACATTGAATCAGCTTGATTTTTTTGCGTGTATGATTTAGTTCTAAATCATATCATAGTTGCAAAAAGTTAAGTCCCGATGCGTCTTTCTCACAGCATCGAGACATCTTTTTGCAACCTACTTTTTGCGACTTATTTTTGATCTCATTTAGATTTCGATTTAATACTAAATTTGCATCATTGCTTATTTTTTCAGTTTTCGTGTT